AACATACAATTTTCTGCTGTAATAAGTGATTGAGTTTGGAGGCTACCAAATATTAATGTATTAGTAAAAACTTGTTTTAAATTTTATACCTTCTGCTGGTAAATTAATTTGTACTGTTGAAGCACCTGCAGCTGCATTACCTGTTTCAATATCAAATATGTCTGTTCCACCATCTTTCCATGTAAGAGTACCTGGAGCATCAGTAGGTTCAATAATAAAACCTTTTAATCTCGTTGGTCCTCCAAATACAGTAACTGTAGTGGCAACATTTGAAGCTACATTAGATAATGCTGCTTTATTTTTACTTACAACATTTATGTCTGATCCTGCCATTTATTTCTCCTAAATTAAATTATATTTTTCTAAGTCTTTATATAGTAAAGCAATTCTGTCATTTGGTACAGAACTAGGTTTTAAATATTCTTGTTGAATAGCTTTAGCTTGAATTTGACCCATATCTAAAGGTCTTATATTAATATTATCACTAGAACTACCAACTAAATCTTTACTTGAAGGAAGTGTAGTAGTTCCTCCTCCACTAAATTTATCTATAACTTTTTCTATATTAGCTAATTTTTTTTCTAAATCACTTTCTGATTCTTTTTTCTTATCTTTAGTTGTAATTATACCTTCGTCTTCTTGATATACTTCTTCCGCTACAGATCCATCGCCAGATTTTTCTAATACAGCTTCAGTTGCAACATCTTCTTTTTTGTCTTTTGATAATTCAACTACTTCTTTATCTTTAACTTTAATTAAATCATCATCTTTTTTACCAAAAGAAGAAAGAGCTTCACCTGTTTTTCTTAAAAAGTCTAAATTAAATTCCATATTTTAAATGAGGGCCCGAAGGCCCTCTAATTATTTATTATAAATCTGCTGCCACTGCAATAGAATTATTTTGTAAATACATAACAGTTACTGTTGCTGCACCAGTTGTACCATCGCCATTAGCACCTGTAAAATCTGCTAATACTTGTATATCAGTTGTACCAACATTAGTTGCTTCTGTATCTAAAGTACCATGAGTAGTTGCTAAAGCTTTAACATTAAGTGTAGCTATAAATGCATCTGCATCCGCTACTGTTCCTACTGAAACAGTTGCTGCACCAGTATCATTATTTACAGTTGTTACATTAACTATAACGTCAACTATTTGTGAGTTTGCTGGAACTACTGCACATACTTGATTAAGATGTGAAGCACCAATAATATCAACTATTACTGATTGTGCCATTAAAACTTGTCCAACATTAGCAATGTTAGTTCCAAGTGTTGTACCTGTTGTGTTTGAAATCGTTCCCGCTCTTACCGGTCCCGAAAATGTAGTATTTGCCATATTAATATCCTCCTAGATATCTGAATACTGTCCCTAGGGTTGTCGACTATACGCGTCAGCATTCATCATTTATTAAATGTATAGTGCTTAGAATATATACTAGTTTTTAATAGAGCGCAAGAGAGCCTGTAATGTGAAATGATTTTTCAACGATGTAGCTTTTGTATTAAGTAGCTACAGAAACTTGTGGAGCAGCGCCTTCAACGCTATTCTGCCTGTGGGCAATAGCTGCTTCTTCCAGCTTGATCTCAGTAATGACTTGTTTAACTTTGTCATCAATTCTGACCATTTCAAGAGTATATCTATTATTAGATAGATGCTCCTGTTCCCACTTCAACTCCAAGGACCTTTTTTGTTTGTATAGGTCTTGTATCATAAGTAACCTCCTCATAGGTTATTCTGTTTATTTGGGCGAACATTCCCGTTCTTTCCCAGATAATATCATTTTGTCCTAGTTTGTCAACTATTGATTTTTCCAATGAGGTTGGATTGTCTTCTGCTTCCACTTCAAATTTTCCGTGGTAGTCATAAGCCCATATATTTACTAGGAATTTAGTCATTCTCTTACCTTATGTTAAAAAAGGGGCCGAATTATGTTCGGCCCCTAAATTTTATTGATTACGTTGCGTTTGAACCAAAGATACCTCTTGGATCTGAGAATCCAAATACATATCTTTCTCTCGCTTTGTATCTAACGTTACCTGTATCAAAGTCGCCTTCCATAGAAGTTTTGATAGGTGATCTGTTGAAATGCTTCATTCCATTAGGCACATCAGTTTTAATGAAGAATTTCTTCGCAGCAGTTAAGTAGTTGTTCACTACATATCCACCAGAAATCATTCCCATATTTTTGATTGCGTTAATGTCATTATCAGCAGTACCTGTTCTACCAGCAGAATTCATAAGTCTGTCAGCAGTAAATTGAAGAGCTGAAGGAATTATTAATTTAACTCCTTGCGCCGCAATTTTTAGGCCTCTTTCATCAGTAAGAGCCGCGATGTCAATCAACGACTGTTCTAATGAAGTTTCATTAAGTTCAGCAGCTACTGCTAATTCATTTGAAAACTCACCAGCTAATGTAGGGTGGTCAGAAGCGCAAAGCTCCTTACCATCTCCACCAGCGAAGTTTGAATCAAATGCATTGTTAAGTACCGCTGCACCTTTGATATTTTTAGTAGACGCCATAGATCTTGCTAAAGCTTTTGTATATCTAGACGCAAGTCTGTCATACAAGTTATCTTCAATAGCTTCTTCTGTGATAGCGAATGCTAAAGCAATCGTTTCGTTAGTGTAACGAGCTGTGAAAGTTTCTTGCGCTTGGTCAAACTGAACGCCTTGGCCTTCAGGTTTAACTGCTGCGTTTGCGAAACCAGCTAACATTACTTCCTCTTCGAAAGCTCTGTCTGATGATTCAGTGTCGAAAATTTCTGACCACTGCTCGCCGTATTGTTTATATTCAAGTCCAAATAGTGCATTTAGACCTGGCTCTAGTTCTTTAACTAGTTGTGCTCTTGATATTGCCATAGTTAATTGCTCCTATTAGTTAGAAATAGACGCCGCTGGAGAAACTTGAACTATTACGTTCGAGTCAATCGCAGTATTGTCATTGTTTGCCGGATCGTTTGCCGTTCTAACAATTCTAAACATTGATGTAGCTGCTGTTCCAGTAATATCTAATTTTACTGTAGACTGTCCCTGGTATTGAGTTCCAGTTGTAGCTCCATCATTTGGATTGAATGTATGAAGAAGGTTTGCTTGTGTTACCGCTGCATCCGCTTTGCAAGTATATTCTTGCATAGGGTTGTCGTTAACAAAACCGATTCCGTCGCTTGAACCAGTATTGTAGTCCGTTCCGAACGTAGTACTAGCTAAAACGTGGTTTGCGAAAGTAGGTTTGCTTGTAGAACTATTTATATAAAAAGCTCCATTGAACACGCCTATAATTGGTTGGATGTTAGATGTTCCAGTTGACCAACCTGCTCCACCAGTAATACCGTCGTCCATAGTGCCCGCTGTAGTATCTTGTAGATACCCATCGTCACCTGCAGTATGCTGATGTGAAACAGGATTGTTTTGAAAAATCCCAACACCTAAACCTGATTTGATTTTGTATTCAGCTTGACCGCCTGTAGCAGGAGTTGATCCTACTGTAGGGGCTTGTCTAAATCCAAAACCTTCTGTTTGGTTTGCTGCCATTGTTGTTTCCTTTATTATGTACTGACTCAAATGAGTCAATACGGATTAATTTATTTTGTTGGTTTAGAAATTGTTAAAAGACTATTTCTTTGTACCACCAAAAGTTACACGAGTATTCGATTCATTACTGAATTTCATACTTGGGTGCTGTTCCTTCATAAGATTGTTCTCTACTGCTTCTTCTTTAGCCTCGTTTTGCTTTTTATAATAAGCATCGATTTGAAGCGCAATCTCCTCTGGTATCCTAGCCAGCAATAGGCCGCCCACTCCAATAACTCCAGCGTATCTGCCTTCAGTCATCTCTGGATATTGTGAGTCTGGATATTGATCGGCTCTCACCAATTCCCATCCTTCTCTCAAAGACGATGCTATATTTTTAGCATCTGATGCGCCGAGTATTTCGGCACGTATCCATTGATGTCTATATCCAGTTGGCGCTGGTGGTGCATCAAGTGAGTTGGGTGGAGTCCAAACTTTTTTGACTTCTATTTTGTCTCTAGTTTGACTCGCACGTGAAGTTTTGATTTTATCATTTTCCATTTTATGCTCCTTCCGTGATTTTTAATTGTTTTGCATAATCTTCTAGCGGCACACCTAATCTTTTAGCAATTGCTACCTGCGAAGGCGTGAGTTTTACAGTTTTTCTGCGTCCGGTTGAGGCTGAACGTTTAGCCGAAGCTACATTTTGAGTAGGTTTTACTCTTTCTGTAGTATTGTCCTCTACCTTATCAAATTTATGCGGAAATTCAAGTCTTATTCTTTTATCAACTTCTGCATAATATTCGTTAGATTGAGGGTCAAATCCTTCTTTTTCTACCAATGTTTTGTGTATATCAAAGGCAGTATAAGTCATTGCTGAATCATTACCAAACCAACTGTTTCTAGAAGCCCAGTCTTCAGCTCTAGGATCAGATTGTTGTTGTGGTGCTCTTTGTTGTTGAGGAGTAATATTTACTTCTCTTTCTTGAGCTTTTGGTTTTTGTTCATTTGCAACTTTTATAGAATTAACTCTTGCTTCATCCATTGTTAAAGCTGCTAATTGCTGTTGTGCAGCAATCTGTGCTTCAACGTCTTGAGATTCAATAGCATTTTTAAGAGCAAGCTTTGCTGCTGCTAAACCTGTTTTAACTCTACTTTCAAATTCAGAAACATAAGAATTATCTATTTTAGAGATACGTCCTTCCATTTCTTCATTTTGACTTTTGATAGATTGAGCATAAGCGACAGCTTCTTCTCTCTGTCTTTCTGCTTCTCTCATTTTACGAGTTAATTTAGCAATACGTTTTTTAACGCCATCGCTATATTCTTCTAACTCATCTTTACCTTCTAAGGTTTTTTTAGTTTCTATTTTTTCTTTAGTATCAACAACAGGTTTTTGTTCTTCTTGTTGAACTTCTATCTTGTCTTCTTTTTTCTCTTCTGCAACGGCTTTCGCTTGCTCGTTGTTTCCAAGTTCAACATCAGCTCCTTCTAACTCACCGACATCGATCATTGGATCGTTTTTTGGTTTCTTATCTTCTATTGGCATAGTGCCTCCTATGTTTAAATGTGATGAAGAACATCTTCAGGATTTTTAATAATCCCAAGTACTTCGTCATCGTTTAGTAGTCGCACTTCTCCACCCTCTATTGGTAATCTTGAACCCGCATAACGAGCAAAAATCACCCAATCTCCTTTTTTACACCATGGTCCTGTAGGGTATCTTTCTTTATCGTGATACGCTAATGGTCCAATTTTTAATACATAACCACAGTTAGTAGCTATTCTTAATTTATCTAATGATTCTTGTGCAAATATAATTCCACCTTTAGTTTTATCTTTAGGTGTAAATGGTAATACTAATAATCTCCAACCGCTTGGTGTTGGTAAACTATCAATTAAAGATTCTGAAATGTTTTCAGCTCTTACAGTTTTATCTTCTATTTTTTTATTTTCTTCTTGATATTTTTCTTCAAGACCTAGAACGGTCTTTGGTATTTCAGTTGACTGAACATCAGTCGAGTTTAATAATGTTTCCGGCATCGTTTTCCTTCAGCTCCTTTTTGTTTAGCAGGTTAGAGATTTCCTGTAATAAATATTCGTATGTACGAATTTGACCAAGTATATACTTGTAATCTGACATATTGTCAACACCACCAGAAGTTACAGTCATAGTTAAGTTTTTTAACTGTT